CTACCAATGCGACTATGGCTGACCTGAATGCACGGTTCGGAGAGAGAGTCATGTCGAGGCTTATAGGGATATCAAAGGTAGTTTTGATGGAAGGACCAGATTATAGGATGTTCAAAAGATGAAGCCAATCAGAGACTCAGAGGGTGACATAAAGTCGAATATGAGGCAATTCCTTGAATTCGAGGGCTACGAGGTCCAGTACATCATGCCCCAGAAGAATCGTATACAGTCAAAGGGAGTTCCGGACATGTGTGCCATGCGTGATGGAGTAACCTATTGGATAGAGGCAAAGAAGCCGGGAGGGACGCAGACGGCTTCTCAGAAGCTGTTTCAACAAAAATGTGTCCGTGCTGGTGTGCCCTATATCCTCTCCGATAACTTAGATAATCTTATGGAGATATTCAATGACCTTGGGTGAGATAGTTTCCTACTACCGACATAAAAGGGGTATAAGTATTCGAAAGTTGGCGGAAGAATCAGACGTGAGTGCTACCTATGTCTCGATGATAGAGAGAGATGTAACACCCATACCGTCAGAAAGGTGCGTACGTTCTATACTGTACAATATAGGTCTTGATGATATAGAGATTGAGAACATATGCCGACATTGCGGTCTGGTTCCAAAAGACGTTATTAAATATATCTCAGATAACGCGTCTCCAATGGTGCCATTTTTAAGAAAACTATCTTATCTTAGCGAAACAGACCTAGAGGGGTTGATATATTTTGTTGATAAAGAATGGTTTCAAGGCCACTAGTCATTACGCCGAGGATGGTCCCATGTCAAGAGTCGACCTGACGGAAATACAGGAGGATGTGCTAGGATATCTTCGCGGTGGTCCCATGTCGGTCTACGAGATAGCAGACGAGAGGCTTCTCTCCCCTAGGACTATTAAAAGGACGATAACCGAGTTATCCAATATGGGGTATAAAATAACTATTGATAACGATATATTCCATCTAGAGGATAACGGAGAAGAAAGATATTGCTCGAACATGCACTGTAATGGTATAGAAGAGCCGAAGAGACTTTCTCGTTACAATCGTGGGCGACTTTGCTATAACTGCCAAGACAGATTGAATAACTCACGAGCCATCGCCGCCGTAGAGGGTGTGAGATTGAATACCAAGTTGGGTGACAAGGCCAATATTATTCTAGTGGGATTATACAGCAATCGAGGCAACTGGGTATGTATAAATAATCTATCAAAATTTCGCGGAAGCGTTGGAATCAACAAAATACTTGATACAATACAACGAAATGGATACAACATAGAATCTAAAATCCAAGATAAGAAAGTCTGGGCGGTAATAAAGTAAAATGGTAGACAAGGATGACTTTTATTACGAGTTCGAGTGCGTAGACAAAGGTCTTCTGAGCGATAATCAGATTGATGTAATATATATGAGATATGTCTTGGGGATGTCTTTTGGAAAGATAGCACTGGAGACTGGGAGACTAAAAAGAAGCGTCATAAGGAGTCATAATCAGGCAATGAAAAAAATAGAAGAATGCTTAAAATGTGAATAAATATTCATAATACTGTATAAAAGTGACACCGAGACGGGTATACTATAGTTAGACAATGAAAAAATATATCAGACATAAAAAATCTAAAAAACCAAGATATCGTATGAAGGTCGATGTTTCTGAGGCATATGAGAACAAATTTATTGCCGAGTGGTTCGACCGTCAAGAGTTCTGGGAATGGATGATGCTGGGAGGACACGAGCGTAATTTCCCGATTAAAAAGAATACTCTCGATGCGTGGGAAGTGGATGTCTTGGGAGAGCATAATATCAATAAGCCAATTGAGTCAATGGTCCTTAATCCGACATATCATATGTATGAAGCCGTAAATCTTTACAAATATATTCCAGATAGTATGGTAACTATAAAAAAATTGGGGACGGATTAGTTGTATTCCAATTGGATAAGATATAAGAAAGAGCGACCAGAGCATTTTGTGAAAAGAAAAAGAATTAAAAGTCGCATAAACCAGAACGATATTCGTAGTAGGGGGTTTTGCGAGAACTGTGGAACCACTAGGGGCTGCTTCGAGGTACACCACAAGCTGAGGAGAAGTCAGGGTGGTGGAGACGAGACCGAGAACTTGTCCTGTCTTTGTTCTGATTGTCACCGTGCCTTTCATGACGGGAGATTGAAGCTTCACTTTATATCGTTCTTCAACGAGCCAGAGGTCGGAGAGAATGTGGAGGTTAGGGAAAATGGCGTTAGGATTTCTAAAGAAGAGAATCTTCGACTATAACCCCATTGACGATAGTATAATCGAGCAGTGGGCTGAGGAGTGTTTTCTTTTAGAATCAGAGCGACAAGAAGATATTGACGACATCTTATTCGACTGGTTAGAGCAAGAAGATATCTACTGTTAGGTAAATTTTGGCGGATAGAAAATTTTTGAACCCGATTACAATGTACTGCACTTTGTACAGCAGGGGGCAGTGCGTTTCTATCGACGCCGATGGTGTGGGCCGCATAGTCTTCGAAGCGTCGGCCAACCAAATAGCTGAGACGCTTAGAATAGGTGCTTTCGGGAGGAATAGACTACTAAAGGTAACTATAGAATTTGAAGATGAATAGTTATATAGATAATAGTAATAATCATGATACGCCCTAGGGGAGTCCTGTTAGTGGACTCTTTTTTTTATTGTGAACTACTATAATACTGGTATGGAGGCCACAGTATGGGGGTTGTAAAGTTCACCGAAGTAGCAAAAGAAGAATTCTTAAGGCTGATTAGAGAGGGTATGCGTCGTGGTGAGGCGCTGGAAGAGATAGGTATATCTCGTTGGACCTTAAGGGAGCATCTTAAAGACCCGGATTTTTATAGAGCCGTTGATGAGGCAGAAATAGAGTCAATGGAGCATATAGAAAGAGCGATGTTTAAAAAGGCTACTGGTGGTAATGTAACTGCTGGTATATTTATGCTTTGCAATCGTTGGCCAGAAAAATATCGTAGTCCCAACAAGATTCAGTTAGATGCCAGCATAGAAGTCACTAGAGACCAACTAGAAAAACGCTTGGAGTACTTCCTTGAGTCAATTATCAGATTTATTCCAGAAGAGAGAAGAAGAGAGTTCATCGAGTTCGCTGAACGTGAGTCAGGCATGGCAATCGGCCATGGACAGGGTGTCATTGAAGCACTCCCCTCCGAGTCTGAAGACGTTTGTGGAGAAGTGCTGGATTGAAGATAAAGATGCCGGTGGACTGACGCCGTTTCTTCTTTGGCCGTGCCAAGAAGGTGTCTTGGACGAACTTGAGAACAATAAACGAGTCATTATTCTCAAGGCTCGTCAGTTGGGATTGACTTGGCTGGTTCTGGCATTCTATCTTTACAACACTACTTTTTGGGGCGGAAAGACGATTATCCTTGCCTCTCGTAGGGAAGACGAATGTAAGGAGCTTCTAAGAAGAGTTAAACTGATGCATGATAGTTTACCACCAGAGTGGCGAGCATCGGTAGCCTCCGGCGACTATTCCAAGATGTCAATGAGTTTTGAAAATGGGAGTCGTTTTGTTGTCCAGTCGGCAACCCAGAACGTGGGCCGTTCTTATTCACCTTGGGCAGCGGTCATCGACGAGATGGCGTTCATGCCGTTCCAGTCGGAGATGTGGGCGTCGGTAGACCCCGCCGCACCTCGGGTGACTTGTCTATCAACCGGATATCGTAAAGCAGACCTCTATTACGACCTGTGGAAGAGTTCATGGGAGAGGAGCAAAGACAGCGAGTTCGCTCCTATATTCTTACCATGGGATTCTCATCCAGACCGGGATGAGAACTGGTATCGTATACATGTAGAGAACGCCGTTCGGCCAAGATTGGCACGAAGGGAATACCCCCGCACGCCAACTGAAGCTTTCAGTTCTGCGGAAGGGTTGTTCTTCGAGAGATTCGACCAGACGAGACATATGCCAGAAAAGGACCATTCGCCGGTAGACCATTGGCAAACTTGGCGAGCGGTAGACTTTGGCTATATACACTCAGCCTGTGTTTGGCTACAGCAATCTCCCGAAGGACAGATTTTTGTCATCGGGGAATTGTGTCCACGAAGAGTAACGACTGGTGAGTTGGCGGCGCAGATTCTAGCTCAGGATAGAATCCTTGGAGTTAACCCCATGGGGACATTCTGCGACCCAGCCGGTTACGCCAAGAACACCCAGACAGCCATGAGCGATATGGAGATTTTTAAACACGCTGGTCTAGCTCCGATAGCAAAGCAATCTTCGTTCAGGGATGGATGCGTTTTGATACAGGAGTATCTATGTGGGCAGAAGCCGATACAGATAAATAATGGTTGTAATGAATTAGTGGCCTCTTTTGAGACACTGGAACCAGACAAACTAGCACCTGACGTATACTCTAAAGACCCTGACTTCGGTCACGTCATGGACGCCTTCCGGTACGGGATGGTAAATCTTATACTTGGAGCTTCTGGTCGCATGAAGCGCTGGACGGACGACCAACTGGCAATTGATTCTCGTGCTGTTACTTCTGGTCTATTCAGTAAAATATTTTAAGGAGTAAAGTTGAAGATAAGGATTCCAACCTTAAGATTTTCAGACGAAGTATCTGAGATAGAGATAGACCCCAATGAGTTAGGTTCTGCTGGTCTTACTTACGGCTCTTTAGGAAGATTATCTGACGACGAGTACTCCCGAGAGATGACTGGTAAACGTGGGTATGAAACCTTTGATAGGATGCGTAAGTCTGACCCGAAGGTAGCTGGACTAAGAAAGGCTTTAGACCTGCCACTCATCAGGGCGAATTGGCAGATAATACCTTCGGATGCAAACGACCCAAGGTCGATGGAAATAGCACAATTCGTAGATAATTGTTTATTCCACTCCATGGATATCTCTTGGGAAACGTTCCTGAGTGAAGCTATGCTTTATCTGGATTATGGTTTTGCGCCATTTGAAAAAGTTTGGATGCAAGAGGACGACCAAATCAAGATAAAGCATTTCGGCTTTCTACCGCCAAAAACTATTCAGGAAATCTATGTAAAGAACCGTCAAATAGTAGAGGTAGTACAGAATACAGCCGAGAAGGGAACTGTGACTATTCCGGGTAGTAAACTGTTCTGGTTCGTGAACCAGAAAGAGGGAGACAACTATCGTGGTATATCACTTTTACGTTCGATGTATAAACCTTGGTACAATAAGGAACGTGCCGAGATTTTATTCCTCATTCTCTCGGAGAGAATGGGGGGTTGGTTAAAATTAATGGAACCACTATCGGCAACCGATAAGGATATTCAAACAGCACGAGCGATAGGACGCGATTTCCGCATCAACGAATCAATGTTTATGCTACTTCCTGCCGGTTGGGATGCCAGTATCGAGCGTTCTGAAGCTACTCTTGCCGATATTCTAGCGTTCATCAAGCACAACAACGAAGAGTTATCGAATGTCGCTATCGCTCAGGTTCTCGACCTAGGGAAGACGGAGACTGGTTCTCGTGCCTTGGGTCGTACTTTGGGGGATATGTTTGTGGACAGCATACAGGCTAGGGCCAACTATGTCGAGTCGATGTTCAATGATTCACATGGACCGATTGCCGAATTGTGCAGTTACAACTTCCCGGACTGGTTATCTTATATTCCCATGCTGTCTGCCGGTAGAGTAGACAAGATAGACATCAAGACGATGGCGCTTTCCCTTAAGGCCCTCGGAGACGCCGGAATGGTCTTTGGAGAGAATATTTGGCGCTGGATTAGGATTGAAGCAGAAATGCCTCTTGAGGACGAAATGGACGCTCAGGCGCAGGAGGAGGCTCAGTCTGGAGAGGAGCCAGAGATGCCATATGAAATGCCGTCAGGCTATTTCCAGACGTATCCCCGGTTGCAGCCAGAGTATGACCCCGCACCCGGAGAGATAGACGAACAACCTACCCTATAGAGGGGGACTATTATGAATTTAGACCTTTACCTAGCAGAGAAATCAACTAAATCGGTGATGGTCTTTCCTATCGGGAATTGGAAGACCGCCAAGTATCCGAAATTACCGCTAAGTTCCTCACTAGCGGATAATCTTATCAAGAATTTCGACGACGGTGTTTTGGGAGCTACGGAACCGTTCGTTGATAGTAGTGGCAGACACGATGAAGGAGCACCGGCTGCCGGATGGATAAAACGGCTTTATAAAGGTAAGTGGGAAAAGGGAGAAGCATTATTTGCAGATGTAAGTTGGACTAATGTCGGTGAAGATATAATCAAAAACAAACTGTACAAATATATCTCTCCAGTAATAGCTTCTCACGTCGTTCCGGAGAGCGGTAAGGAAGTATTT